AAAATCAATAAATATATTTGTAAAAAAACAAATATATTTTGTGACCTATTATGGTCTCATTTTTTTCAATCAATTCAGGTTTTCGTTCAGTCAGTCACAACTCGGCGTGAATCACGCCCAATTGTGACGTATTATGGTCTCATCATATTTAATTGTGCGTAATCGTCAGTAAGCCCCAGTCACAACCGGCGAAGAACCGCCGCCAATCCGCACCAGTTATGGAGTAAGAAATAGATAAGATATAAAATAGTAAGTCTCGTCAGTCTTGGGTTGTAGGTTGTAGGTTGTAGGTTGGATATAGTTTAAATCGGTTTACATGGAGAATTCTGTTTTTTTTTCAGTTACTGAAAAAACTCGCCATCGCCGTGAAAAATGGCTGAGAGTTCATTTCAACCTACAACCTACAACCTACAACCTTTTAAGTAGTCCCTTTTGTGTATAATAGTGTTTAAACCGAGACGCTCCATACTCCGGTGCCATTCATCGCAAGAGACATCAATATGGTGTAATTGCCAAAGAAATCTACGGTGATGTCCGCATTGACAGCTCCGCTGTATGTGCCTACGTACTGGACTGTACTGGCTAATGTACTCACTCCTGAGTATATGTGAGAGCTTTTCCCGTCCGAGACGCCTGACTCGAGCTCAACTGCACAGAGGAAGGAGCCTACGTCCGAATCTTCAGCATCTGTTGTCGCGGCGTCTACCTCTACATTAAGATTACCAGCAGTCAATCCTTCTGGGTTTTCAAGTGAATATGGGTTTTGAATAATAGTGCCAGAGTTCGGTTTGATGTTGGCACTACGAGATGTTCCCAAGAACTGAGCACCTGGAACATTACACTTGACATATCCATCATTTAGACTGGAACCCTTTGTAAAATCTACCAACGAATGCGACGCCAGAAGCATCTCGGCAACACACTCACTTCCAAATCTGTGATCTCTCATGATTGGTCTTGCTGGGAACATTTCAGTATTGACAAGTAGATTATATTGTTGGAGACCGGCGGCACATCTGTTTCCAAGTGAATACCTTTGTTGCGAAAGGGTGCTTGATGTCCGACGATGGCATATGATTACTCTTTCTAATGAACTGACCGAGTACCCTAACGAGGCTGTCAATTGAGAATTTGTTGCTTGAAGAGTAGCAGACGAATGCATATACGATGTCGCCAATATATCATATTTACCACCGGTCATTTCATCTATACTTGCTTGGGCTTCTGGTGACAGCTCAGTCGCTTGATACACGAGTTCTACTTCACTGATTTGATAATTAACAATATCATTAATCGCATCTACACGAAACACAACACCAGCCTCTTCAAGTGTGAACCGCAGTTTAAGTGGGCTCAAACTGAACAGGGGAAATAATCTATGTGGGGATGACTGACTTAATGGATTAAGAATTAATGGTAGGCAATATATACGTTCCAAGTCGCCAGGGTCAATAGCCGCACCACGCAACAATCCTTCGGTTCCGGCAATAGCACTGCCGGTTGATGTCTTCCATTCCTGAGACGCATCGGTGTCAATCATGGCACAGGCAAGTACGTTGAACCGATCCAAATCGCATATCTTAGCACCACCGCCACCGGTTGTAATCTCCATACGACGGATGAAACCGTAAGCACCAGAGCGGTCAAGGTCACATTTGACTGCGGCAGTGTCACCAGCATTACGGCACAGAGATGTCATCTTAAATTTCAAATAACATTGGTTTGAGTTCCAATACGTACCGGCTTGGTTCGCTGGGAGCTCGAACTCTATTACACTGGATGGAGAATATATTCCAGCATTAGTTGGTGGCAATTTTACTCTATAACTTCTTGATTGAACGGCTCTTGCCTTCACCTTTGGGAAATCTAATGATTCGCTGAATACTTCTGCCATATAACATATGATTAGATTATAAATATTTATTTACGACGACGCTTACGGTAAGGTCCATCATCAATGAACTCTTCCTCTTCTTCCGATTCACTTTCAGATTCTTCATCAGTTACAAGTTCCTCATCATCATCATCTGGTTCATCAAGGTACTCAAGTAGAGTAAGGTATGGGTCTTCATCCATATAGACACTGGCTTCAACCACCTTATCGTCCTTGACGGCACAGTAATGCAGTACACCGGCACAGCATCGCCATGACTCGTACACAACACCGAGTTCTTCAAATTGTTCGTGGATGGCAAGGGCAATGTAGAATTGGGAGCTCATATTACTATAGGTTGAGATAATTTTTTGAGTTAAATATCCACAGATAATATATACTGCTATGATATATTGATGGATTTTGTAACTTACTATAGATTTTTGAAACGAAATCAGATTCCATTTGTCTATTATAAATATGGGAATAGAGTAAAAATAATGTCAAAGGTTACACGGTATGAATATGTGATGTCAAATTTTGAGTGGTTCCATGTCCACCATCTCATAGGGGAACCAGTGCCGAAACTTATGGAGATTGTGTTTGAACCGCCAGAGGAAAGTTGGATGTATGATAATGAGATGGATCATAGGTAAAAATGAATTGCGTTAAAATACTTAAAGATTTTATAGGACGTTATAGTATATAATGCCCCGCTTAAATGTTGATTACTCTAAAACCACAATTTATAAAATTCAGCACAATGATGATGAGACACTCTTGTATGTAGGAAGCACCACAAACTTTAACAACCGCAAATCGCATCACAAGTGTCGTTGTAACAATCCGAAAGACCGATGCCATAACTTGAAAGTCTATAAGATGATTCGAGAGAATGGTGGCTGGGATTGTTTTAGTATGACAAAGATTGAAGACTTTCCGTGTGAGAATGGTCGTGATGCTGAAGCACGTGAGGATGAATTGATGCGTGAACTAAAGGCAAACATGAACGCCCAACGAGCATTTATAGCAGACCATGTAGCTCAAAAGAGTGTGTATAATCGCCGTTACCGAGAGACACATGCTGACTATCAACGACGATGGCGTCAAAATAATCCAAACTATGAACGTGAACGACGTGCGCGTCTCAAGCGTGAAGCAGCTGAAGCAGCAGAACAATAAGCACTCAATCTAATAAAATATTTGTAGTATATATAATGAATACACTACAAATCACAGAGAAGAAACAGGACAAACTTAGTGTAGCAGTTACACCAAACAATCTTGACGGCAAACTCGGTGACCTTCCAGACCCATTACCTGACACAAGCGGATTCAATATGTGCATTATTGGATCCCCTGGCAGCGGAAAAACCAATCTTCTATACTCAATCATGACTCGGAAAAAGGTCAAGGGTGTCAGGCAGTCATATCGTGGGCTATTTGACCATATCTATGTCATCAGTCCTACCATTGGTGCCAAGAGTATGAAATCAGATCCATTCAGTAAATTGCCACAGGACCAGATCTATAAGGAATTGGATATGCAAGTTCTCGTGGAACTGGAGAAAATCTTGGAGAAGAACCGCTCCAACGACGAGCACTCGGTCGTAATCATGGACGACATAGGGAGCCAACTGAGACGGTCACAGGCAATAGATAAAAAGCTCACCCAGCTCATTCAGAATCGGCGGCATATGTTTTGTTCCACTATATTCTTGGTTCAGAAATATAGGGATTTGGGAACTGGTATTCGGTCTGCCATCTCACATCTCATTACGTTTCGACCAAAAAATTTACCCGAACGTGACGCAATACTTACTGAGATGGTGCCACTTCCACTCAAACAAAGCATATCGTTGTTGGACTACGTGTTTGAACAGGGTGACGAAGACAAGTACGCGTTTCTATTGGTTGACCTATCACTGCGTAAATCAAGCAAGTATCGTTACTTCAAAAAATTCAATGAGCTCAACTTTAATATCTAAGTATAAAGTATAATGCCGTTGCAGAAAGCTAAGAAGAAGAAGCCCAAACCGGCATCGGATAAATCTGTCAAGCAAGTTGTGACGCAAGTTGTCAAAGTAAATATAGGAGATACGAAACCCAAGAAAAAACGCAAACGTAAGTCTGGTGGTGGTGTCGCTCGGTCAGCAGCTCCACCGCCGATGTTGGCACAAGTCCCACAGCAATTCATCTATCCGCCCCAATCATTTCCACAAGAGGCACAGATGGCACCACCAAGACAAGCACCACCATCAGTTGAGGTTCCAGCCCCATTTCCAGTATCGGCACTCAATCGTGTGCTTGGTTCAGTCCCAAGAAGTACACTTTCGACCCAACCAGAAGTCCAGCGTCCAACACTTATTAGACCGGCAGAGAAACCACAACTCGTAATGCCAGAGCAGCCGGTCATGGTTCCAGCAAAACCAAGACCACCGCCGGTGTATATGACGAGGAATGTTGAAGTTGTTGATGATCCAAAACCATTTGTTGCTAAACCAAAACTGACTGGGGTGGATAGGGTCCCAATTGGTGCTCGTGATATACCAGAATCAGCATCTGTTCCGATGCCGAAGGCACCACCGCTTATGCGTGGTGAACAGAAGTCATCTCTTGTCAGTGGTCCAGAAGTTGTGGTGGAACCTGATGCCGATGTATCCGGCGTGTTTGTGACCGACAAGCACAAGGCAGAACAGCTACTGGCTCAGCGTGGTAGGCAACGTGAGGCAACGGCAGCTTCTCGGTCCAGAGCCAGAGGTGAGGCATCGGCTCCACCAAAAAAGAAGCCTGGCCGCAAACCCAAACTGGTTCAAGTGGTACAACCAGAAGCGGCTGAACAGCCCATTTTAGAAGATGTGAGATATGCGTGAATATAATAAAAATATAATATTTATAAACTATATAGGATGAAATATATAGTTTGTTGTCATCCAATATTCGGAGAAAATGCCCTCTGTCTTTCTAAGAAGTTAGACATCCCAATCATCACAAAGCTCGAACCAAATGCCGGTGATGTTTATATCATCTTCGGTGCTCATATGTTTAGTGACGAGTTGTTGGAGTTACAACGAAGGGTGAAGGTCGGATATATCATTCTAAATGGTGAACCAGAGGGCAATATGTATCTGAGGAAGAAATCGTATATTCAACTGATGAAGTCCAATCCAGTATACGGATATGACAAGCCATCCATTGACCATCTCAAGTCTGAGTTCGGAATCAACTGCCTATCCAGTTTCTATTTTGAGTTTATGGGTGTTGAAGAGGATGGACATGAGCGGCCGATTGATATTTTATTTGTAGGAACAAAATCGCCAGAACGCGAACTACTCGGTGTAACTTTAGAGAAAATGTACCCGTCCAAGAAAGTTATGTTTGTGTTTGATGATAGTCTACTGGCACCCGAAAAAATGAAGAATGCTTTACTGAATGCGAAGATTGTGATTAATCTTGGGTTCTATAAGAACAAATCGTTGGAAACTCACCGAATCCATAATGCATTGAGTGCCGGATGTATGGTGGTGAGCCATAATGACTGCCATCCAGATTTGATTAAGTATTACTCGGACTATGTTACATTCACCGAGAATATGTCATTTGAATTTGATTATGATCAAGTGAAACCCAAGAAGCCATATAGCGAATTAGTTAAGGATTTAGCAAATCGTTTTCTGCCGCATTTCATCCACATCACAAATAAAATATGTGACGTTAGTATAGATGAGGGAAGCCGAACTTCGCAAAATATCCAACCCAGAGCGGGTCTTTAAGAAATTCGAGCGGTTCGGATTGGATGGGACTATTCATATAAGCAACTTGGCTTCCAAAAAATACTATGTGATGACACCGGAAGGTCGTAAGGTTCAGTTTGGGTCTACGATGGAAGATTACACCAAACATCGTGACAAAAAGCGTCGCGATAATTTCAAGAGTAGGAATGCAAAGTGGGCTACGGCATATAAATACTCACCAGCGTATCTGTCCTACCATCTTTTATGGTGAGGCAATCAAAAATATTATATAGTGATTATATATAATGTTTAATAACCAAATCTTCGGACCAGTTACAAGTGCTCCGGCAATCATATATAATGACACTAACATGAGTTCCGATAATATCAGTTGTACCAACTTGTCCGGAAGTATAGCAACGTTTGACCAACTGGAAGTAGTTACATTCAACCCAAGTTCATTCAGTGCTGATTATGCCGATATAACCAATTTATCCTGCGATAATCTTTCCGTCCGTCTCAGGTCCACAATGGGTTCCATATCAACAGGCAATCTTTCGGCAACCAATATTTCACTCACAGGTGATATAAACGCATCAGATGTTTATGCCGAGAATATTCTCTCCGCGGGTGGACAACTATTACTAATGGATGATACAATCCCAGACAGAAAGACCATGTTTCGTCGTGATAATGCCAGTACGTGGGTTTCGCTCGGAAATGTTTTTAGTGCTGGTGGCAATCTATCATTTGATTATGGCGATATGTTATTTACGACTGGTCCAGGAACCAGCTCAACGCCAGAGTTTCAAATCCGTAAGAGCACTAATGGAACGTTTGCTTATAACTCATCGGTGCTTAATCTGTCCGCAAGAGTGGCTCTTCTAACACAGACAGAGGTGGAGAATGTTCTCAATATGAATGATGGTTCAACACTTACTTTAGAAAATACGGCGTCGTTAATCGGACAGGGCAACTCAACCATCTCATCAACTGGTGAAGTATCATTTAACAACTTGTCGTTGTCTGGTGCCTTAACATGCGTCTCAAATATCAGCACACCAAGACTATATGTGAATGATACTTTTTTTTACGGTTCTACAGGGTCGATAGTAGCTTCTCTTGTTACAATGTCGTCACAGGTTCTCTATAATCTTGGAGATCTTGATTATAAAATCATAAGCGTCAGTGGAACTCAGTATTTGACTTGTGACAGCACACTCGGCAATGTAAACATGTCCAACTTGAGTGTGGATAATCTCACTGCTACAATTGGTAGAATTGAGGATTTAAGAGCACAAGACGCCAGCGTGTTTGGCAATGTCAGTGTGTATGGCAATGTCGAGGCGATTGGACGAGTCAGAGTCGGAGGCATAGATTTCAAAGAGTCAACTTCAGGCTTCAAAGTAGCATATCTTGATGTTAATACTGCTTCTATGAAGATGTATCTCAATAAATCGATGGAGTTCAGAAAACAAGACAATTCCGGAATCGTTTTCATGAAATATGATTTTGCAAAGGGCAATATTAATATGTCTAACTTGTCGTGTGCGAATATCTCAACTGATCTACTAAACAACATATCAGCAGGAGAGAATATAACTCTATCTACTGAGGCAGGGACAAATAAACTCGTCATCACGTCAGTTGGTGGTCTCAACTCAAGCAATCTAAGTTTGGATAATCTAAGTGTGACTGCCAGTTTCACTTGTAATGACGCTCAAATTGACGATTTATTTAACTGCGATATGACGAACTCGTTGAAGGCAGGATCTAATATTTCCTACCCTTTTTTTGATAATTTAAGTGTTGGATTTGATGGTTCAAGTTTAGACACGACAATACTGATGAACCCAAATATTGTGCTGTATGGAATTGAACTATTGCCTGATATAATCACTGCAGCACCACCGACCTTTGAGATGACGGCAGGCACGGCACAAATAACAAACGCCAATATGTCAAATCTCAGTGTGAATAATCTCTCGGTCATTAACGGCATATCGGTGCCATCAGCGATTATAACGGATATAACTACTAATCGTATATCACTTGAACCGGACCAATCATTCACACCACCGACTTTTGAGATGACGGAAGGTACGGCACAAATAACAAACGCCAATATGTCTAATCTCAGTGTGAATAATCTCTCGGTTCTAACGGATATAACCACGCCAGCGGCAACCATCACCGACCTTACAATTCCACCATCAGGAACATTGAACCATGATTTCAGCAAGAATTTCACGGCGGGTTCAGGCATAAATATAACACACGTCGGCGACCAAGTTACAATCGCGGCAACAGGCGGCAGCGTCACAGACCCACTGAATCTCTCTAAACTGAATGTATCCAATATCTCGTGTGATGAAGGAATAACTACCGATACTTTAACGTGTGATTTAACGCCTAATTTAACGGCTGGTGCTGGTGTGAGTATAACAAGTGTAGGAAACAAGCCAACCATCTCAGCGGTCAATAGCGTCACGGCGAATGTTCCGGTGAGTGATTTTATCGAGACGTTACAAATTATTCCATCAGGAACAACGCCCTTTGTAAATCAGGCAATTAATCAAGGTTCAAGACTTATCAGCGTCTATGATTATCAAGGCGGCACAGCGTACACAGCAGGAAACATGTTTACCGTGAATGCTGGTGATAAAATAGTCTTCAATTGGAAACAATCAGGGTGGGTAAATACAGCACCAGGAGCGCAAGCAAGTTTCATTTGTTATTTAGTCAAGGGAACAAACCCAATACCACAACCAGGCGATCGTATCACTGTCGGTAGGATATACCAGTATATTTACGGTACATCCGACCACGAAGAGATAGGCGGTTCATTCGTTTATAATGTATCAAGTGGGTTCAGTTTTTATCGGTCGCAGATAGAAGGCACAGGCGGTTTAATTACACAGGCGAGCGATTACGGCGCGGCAACAGCGACCGTATACAGGGCATCAGTTCCAAACAGCATCGTCGTCCCAAATCTAATTGATGCAACCAATATAAGTGTGGATAATTTATCGATTAGTGGTGATACTGATATGATAGGGAAACTTACCGTAGGGAATATTGAGTTTAAAAATATCGGTTCTACTGCTGTTGTATCTTATCTTCAAACAAATATGCCTTCTATGAAGTGGTTTTTAAATAAGACAATGGATTTCAGAAAGGATGATGATGCCGGAATAGTATTTATGAAGTTAGACCATAACGTAGGAAATGTTAATATCTCTAATTTATCTTGTGCGAATGTATCCGCCGAGAATATCAGCACGACTATTTTTTCTACGACACAGATTAGATTGAAAGACCCAGCAGACATAGCAGCAACGAAAGGTAGTATTTTTTGTAACCCTAATGCGTTTCAGTTTTTCGGTCCTGATTTTAGATTTATAAATAATCAAGTAGTCCCTAATGTCGATTATATGAGAATGGACCAGACAAGGTCAAACGTGAATATTTCTAATTTATCCTCTACGAATACATCTATTCTAAATGATATGACTATCACACGAGATTTAGATGTGGATAGGTATTTAAGTTATAAACCGAGATTTTTAACACGATGGAGAGATAATGTTTATAATATTACTGGGACAGCACAAGACGTTCAGTGGAATAGAGATGAAACGGCTATGGCTGGTGGAGCTTTACAAGTATCAGGAGACGGAATACAGGCACTACTTGCTGGTTGGTACAGGGTAGATTGGAGCGTGGGATATAGGAAAATCAATAATAATGATGGTGAGAGATTAACAGCGAGAACCTATTTAAGAATTAATAATGTTTTTTATGGAAAATATGGTTTTGGTTCTACTACCTACTTACGCTCATCAAGTATTAACAGATTAGGTTATAGTTCAGGTAGTAATTTAGTTTATGCTAATGCGAATGATATAATCCATGTTAGGACTGACTGTATTATACAAGCGAATGTAGATTTCACAAGTGACTTTGGTGGACAGCGTATTTTAGCAAATAGTAGATTTAGTTGCGAATATGTATCCAATTCAGGAGAAACGTAGATATATTGGGTGGAAATATCATAAAATTATTTTCTCATTATTAATTATATATGAAACTAACGGATATAATTAATGCTAAAAATGTTGCCGAAGGTTCTAAGCGAACGTATCTCTCAATCTTGAAAAGGGTTGATGCAGACGGATTTAAAATCCCAACCGGCAAATCGGAAATGATTAATCGCATATCGGAATATATAGGAAATTTAGAAAAAACTTCTCAAAAATTGGATATATTGAATATCATTATCACGATCCGGAATGAATTAGATGTAACTTCGGACAAAATCAAAGAGCTTCGTGATACTTTTAGAAAGAAACGGGTGACTGATAATGTTTCCGTGATGAATGATTTGAAACCTAAACTTATGTCTCTTTCTGAGTTTGATGATAAGTTACAAGCCATGTACGACAACAAGGAATATGCAAACTTCGTAGTGAATTATCTATTTAGACACTTCGGTGTCAGAAACAAGGACGTAGATGTAACTATACTCAACCGCAAGAAAGATATGGATGATGGCAACTATCTTTGGATACGTCCCAAATCGGTCACCTATCTACGCAAAGATTATAAGACCAAATCATCTTATGGTGAGAAAAAATATGAAATCACTGATAAAAAGTTTCGTGTGGCTGTACGCAAACTCGGTCAGGGTCCCATCTTGAAAACTGGACTGCTCACTAATGTACTCAAAAAGGTCATCATCACAAAAGAATCGGATGTATTCAAAATGCTGATTGACGACGCATATAGCCGACAAGATTGGGAAGAAATTAAACGCCTTAGTGAGTCAAGAGGCACCAATATCAAGACCATCGCAGAGAATTATCATGTTAATGCCGACGGAAAGGATAAAATATAATATCTAACTATATTACATAATGGCATACGACGAATCAAACTTTACGTGTAAATATGTGTTCTTCAAGTGGGCTGGAAACGAAGGTGGTGAGGAAATACGCGTAGATCTCGGCGAGGCAATGGAAAGAGTTCCAAATGTATCTATTGAGGTGATTCAGGCGAAACTTATCTCATCCAATCTGTATCAGGGTGTAACTGTGAAGATGCTCGGACAGGCAATGAACTATCACGGCAATGATTTTAGAGGAACTGCACTTGCCCTTCTGGATATAGGAAACAAACATTCTGGCTCTGTCGAGCACTACGATTTGGGCATCGGTCGTGCCCCAGTGCTCACAATGGCGACCACAAAGAGCATCAATATCAGATTTTCCAGAACCAATGATGGTGTCAGTATTCCAATCAACGACACTGGCGGTGGTGCTCTCATTTTCAAACTGAAATATCCTCGTCAACCAGACCAGATCACAGCACAATATTCATCGGAAATCCAGCGGTCTTTGTAACTTTTAGGACTACTTAAAAACAAAATATATCTATATATATAGGAAAAATGCCATTCTCATCCAAAGAAGCAAAAGCTAAATATATGAGTGAATGGAAGAAGCGTCGGGCTCAAACGTCCGAGGTCTACCGCTGCAAACGTTGCGGATATGTGAAAAAACACTACGCATGGAAGAAAATCGCAAATATCTTTAGGGATATTGATCCGGCAATTTTTTATTGAAAATTATGATTTCTTGGTTCATCCAAGAAATTATAGGAATTATGGAATTAGGGACTACCTTAATATAAATGACTTAAAGATATTATCTCACGTATATATATAGAATGAAGTTCCTGAAGTCTTACACCATCGACATCCAAAAAATCCCAAAATACCTTGACTTCAATCAGCAATTCAAACTGCCGGTTGATGTCCGTTTGGCAAAACTACTTGAAGAATATGATGGACCAGAAATTAAACACGAGAGCAGACTTGAATGGTCTAAGGTTGTTGCGTGTATTAAAGATAATTATCTCAGTGTGAAACATTCACCACGAACCGGCGGTGTTGGTCGGCGTTACCCAGACTGCCCCACCGAGACGTATTCTGATGGACGCAAGAACCATAATCACGGCAAATATTATGGGTCTTTGTGTATTATGCCACGAGTGATTAAGAATACCATTTTTTCGGCGGCAGGGTGGGTTGATTATGACCAAGTCAAAGGGCATCCAACTATTCTATTTGAACTTGCTTCACGCAACGGCAAGAATCTCAATGCTTACAAGAAGTATCTCAAAGAAGGTGCTTTTGACAAAATAGCTCAGGAAATCATTGACTGGCATTCGGTTGAAGGAGAGGAACCAATTACCAAGAAGGATGTGAAATGGTTGTTTAATAAGACCATCTATGGTGGTGGGTTCAAGGAGTGGATTAAGGATTTGGAGACAGGGAAGAGGTTTGATATGTCAACGGGCAGGGAAAGCATCCGTGATGTGAAACCGGTTCGCAACACAGACAAACCGCATAAGTTCTATGTCAGTTTCAAGAAAGACACCGATAGTATGATTAAGATTATCTACGAATCAAATGATGACATCGCCAAGCTGGTTTGTAATACGGAGGCATATAAAGACATTCCGGAGAACCTTTGGAAACGTAAAAATCGCGTCATGTCTTATTTTTGTGGCATCATCGAACATGAACTAACATTCCAAGCCTACAAATACGCATACAAGAATGGTATGTGCCGACAACGTGAGGTAGACTGGGGATTTGATGGGTTCACATTACCTCCAATGGAAGAAGGATTTGACTATGAATACCACGACAACGCAATGAATGCATTTGTTCACGAGGCAACCGGTTTTAAAAATGTCCGTTTCATTCGCAAGGATTATGATGACGACTCTATCTTGACGGATGTAATCAAACACTATCGCGACGTCTGCGATGAGGAAATGGCAAGTATGGCGACCAATACCACCGAGATTAGAACCGACGCGGATGTTGCCGACTTGGTTCTTGAGCGGTTCCCACACTGGGTCTATTGTCAGGGAAGTCTCTACGTATTTGACGAAACCACTCGGATGTGGTCCACCGATAAAATGGTTCATATTGCGGTCCTTCAACGGACAGTCAAAGAGCTGGTTGAGAGTAAAACTCGCAGTCTAAACAACGTCCAAAGGGCAATCACTCAAATCGCTTCCCAGTCTATTGACGACTCGTGGCTTGACCGGATGTCCGACACATCACTCAAAAAACTTCTATTCAATAACGGATATTATGACGGTGAAACTGGCAAGTTCCACACTGAACCAAACCCAGAGATTATGTTTATGGCACGTATCCCACACGATTATGAAGCACCGACCGACCGCACATACATGGAGAGCATCTTCAAGCGGTTCTTCGCGGATCCACTCACACCGGATGTCGGCAGGTATTATTTGGAGATACTCGCACAGGGTCTAATGGGTGAACAAATGAAGAAGATTGTGTTCGGTCTTGGCGACTCAAATACTGGCAAGTCAACCATCACGAAAGCACTACAAGCATCCGTAGGCAATGGATATGTCGGCACGTTCAACGCCGAATGTTTCACACTCAAACAAACATCACAAGATGAAGCACAAGTTCTACGATGGGCACTACTTCATCGATACAAACGCTTACTCTTCTCAAATGAGCTCACAAATAATGCCCCACTCAACGGCAATATGATTAAGAAAGTGTCTTCCGGTGGGGATGAGATGGTCGGTCGTGTTCATGGCGGACTTGAAACTGCATTCTCTCCACATTTTATGTGTAATGTGTTTGCTAATGACATCACCGAGATCCGACCATATGACGACGCAGTTAAAAATCGGATGAATGTTGTTGGGTACAATAAGGTGTTTGTTGAGAACCCAGTTGAGGGTAGAAATGAATTAAAGACCGACCCAAACATCACCACCGAGTTCAGGGACATCAAGTTCCAAAAAGCATTCGTTCAGTTGATGGTTGACGCTTACCAAAAGTTCAAGACCAACGGGGCACTTCGCGTCCCAGAAGGGATGCTTATGTCTACCAAAGAGTGGATGTCCCAAGAATCAAACGTGCTGGATAAGTTTATGGAGACTTATGAGTTCACCGGCGATGAGGCAGACTATGTTTCAGCATCTGAACTCAAATCGTGGGTCAAAGCTGCCAAATTAGAGATTAGCGACACAAAAATGGCACGTGAGGCAAAGAAGTACGCGGAGGAACATAATCACACATTAGAGTTGAAATACAAGAAGATTGGTGGCAAATCAGTCCGGGTATGGTGCGGCATTCGTCCGTGTAGGGACGATGAAGATTTAGGAGCTCAATGTTGAATGGGTTGTAGGTTGAGGTTGTAGGTTCAAAATGGTGGTTTATGGTGTGGATTATGATAATGTATGAATAAATACATTACCATATATGGTTTGGTGTTATGGTTCTTATAATTAGTTTTGTTGTGTCAGTGTGGGTTGTAGGTTGTAGGTTGAGTCCAGTTTAAATCGGTTTACATGGAGAATTCTGTTTTTTTTTCAGTTACTGAAAAAATCACTTGATTTCGATATAAAATGGCCGACGAACCCATTTCAACCTACAACCTACAACCTACAACTTTTAAGTAGTCCCTCTTACAAAAAAATCATATCTTTCGGCAAGTCCATCTTATAGCAGTAGAAAAACGTCCCAAATGGTGGTATGTACCCCTTCTTTGGTTTAGTTAAGTGAGTGAATGTCGGCGACTTATCTGGAATGATGACTTGCAAATGCTCTTTGAATATGCGACGAAACCATTTCGTAAGCAAGAGATTGCTCCGTGCTATGATGATGAATGGCTTGTCAAGGTCTTTCAATTTGGCACATACTTCTTTGATATTTGAGAAACTTGGGTTGTCAATTAGTATGTCATAGTCTGGCGTGTAACTAAAAAAATCGCGGTCTTGGTGTATAATGTCAAAACCCATCTCAGCAAAATACTTCTTCATGTTTCCATCTGAGTAGAATGGAGACCATATGACTTTATCTTTGGGTATATATAGTTTAATCATCTCCCATCCCATCTTATCGGTGGTATAATTATCGGTGTCATTTTGATCGGTAAACATATAATATCAGAACATATTATATATTTATATACCAAACTCATTCAACTTCCTCAATCTTTTCTTCCGGTACATCCTCAAGCAACATAATCTTGTCCTTCTTCTCAGCCTGTTCAGCGTCAGCCAACGCCTTCTGATGTAACCCAGCAAGTATGCTGTAATACTCTGGAGGGAAGCCCTCAAACCGCTGAGCGTACCAGTCTTCGTCTATTCCATACGGACTGAAGCATAATCGTGGGTCTAATTCAGCAACTTCGTCTTCCGTGTGTAGATGCTGAAACATTCCAGTAAGCACATCGTCATCTAAATCTTTCCAAGCACCCTTTGCCTCGTCATCGTCCAATTGGGACGCGTCTATAACGTTGATACATCCGGAAGCGGTCAACATCTTATATAGATAGTATAGAAAATAAAAATGCGTTTTTACGTAAAAATAAAATATATACCTATAGTATACAATGTCTGATCTTGAATCTGTAAGCAGTTCCGATGAAGAAATCCCAATGCACATGGGTGGGTCCAAACCCAAACCTGAACCAGTCCCAGAGCCTGAGAAACCGAAGCGGAAGGGCCGCGGAAAGAATAAGCCCGAGACCGTTGAGAAACTCCTTAAGGAAGAGATTATCGACGCAAAGCCCATTCGTGGTCGTGCCAAGAAGACCATCAAGAAGAAGATGGAAGCCGCCGAAGAGGTTGAGCCGTTCACTCAAGTTACAAAGGAAGGTGCCGAAGACTTTAAGAAGAAGTCCACTCGTAAGAAGAAGACCGACCCAGTCCCTGAACCGGCACCTGAACCAGTCCCTGAACCAGCACCAGCACCCGCCAAGAAGGAAAAAAAGAAACGAGTCTATACCGAAGAGCAACGCGAGAAAATGATCGCAAATCTCGCAAAAGGACGCGAGACACGTGCCGCAAACATGAAACGTAAACGCGAAGAACGTGCCAAATTCGTAGAGGATTTGAAAGTCAAAATCGCTGAGCCATTAGTGAAAGAAACCATCATCAAAGAAGTCCCCGCATCAGTCCAGCGGAATGGTCGTGCTGCTTCGGCTATGGTTAAGACAGCACCGGTTCAGGCAAAGCAATCTCTTCGTTTCGTCTAAAGTTGCTCCTCAATTGCCATATCACGCCGAACAAGTGGTGAGACGTCTCCATCGTTTGAATTGATAGAACTCGTGGATGAACCCGGTATGGATGTAACTCCTTTACCTTTAGGAACAATTAATAGTTTATCATTATAGTTCACCGCACTCAAACTACTCTCTTGAAATAGAGAAATATACTCATCATAAAACTTCTTCAGCACTTGGTTTGGCTCACCTTCACGATGACACGGATCCAAATTAAGTACCTTATAAATGCCGGATGCCAACTCATACCAACGCTTAGATTTATCCAGTTCCAGCTCTACAGCTTCTTGTAACTTAAGATACAACTCTATACTGTTTAAGATTCCAATCACCATCGTCACCAAGCATGTAATTCCGCTGATATGTTGTTGAGATATATAAGCCTGAAGACCGACGGATGAAACCGAAGCCAGTGCCGATAGTATGATGGTTGGGACACGAAAGTAGTTAGACATTTGTTTGAACTTGAAATACTTCTTCTTGTGACTGCGAGACATATACACTGCATTGAGCCGTAGAGACTCAAGGATTTGTTCAAAATCTTCCGTCCACATTTATATTATATGACGAGATATAAAATAAATGAACTTACTTACTTGAATGCTGGGTAATTCGTGGCATCCGTACCACCACCAGGCACATTAGGCTGAGGATTATATAAGTAGCTTCCGTAATTAGTTCCCCCAAGTGGTTTTTCGTATGGTACAAATCCTTCCGATTTACCGTATGGCACACTATAGGGCATAATCGGTCCACCACGTCCGGGAAAGCCAGTTCCTACATTAGGTAGGTTTGGTTGTGGGGCATAATATTTTTGGTCTATATCGATGAAACGACCTGGCGGAATCATGGGCATAGCATCTTGTGGTGGGCGGCTGAGAGCAGCACCGTAACTTCTTGACTGGGAATGATCCATTATACAATATAGAAAGATTATAATTTAGTCATATGTTCAACGTATGGGTCTAATAGACTATACGATGTTACATATTTGTCAACCAACCATGGCCTCTTCTCAACCGTATTAGAGTTGTGACAGACACAAATCATAATCTTCTCTATGTCACCTTCAACAATAGCTCCCAATTTATATAGGAATTGTTTCCCCTCTCCTCTACTGGATGTAGCAAATACACCATCATAACTTGTTCTAAATACTAACGTCGCTTCATTAATCATGTCTAAGAAACAACACGATTGCCTATATACGCGGCGACCATCGTACATTATCATATCAGCCGACCCAGTCACTTCTTTGCCAGTTTCCAAGAGAGTATAGACACTATTTGAGATGTAATCCGGATGATAAAAATCGTCCGTGTCCATGAAAGCACAGAACTCGGTGGTTGCTCTTGACTTTAAGAAGTTTCTCTTCTGTCCAATAGTTACACGAGACGTATTGATGTACTCAATATTATATTTACAGCCGGAAAGGTCAAGATGTTCATCGCCATCATCCGCGACTATGATTTTCTCTATACATGGATAAGTTTGAGAATTGATATTGTGGACTATAAGTTTGCTGAACTTCGCGCGATTGAAAGTTGGAATTAGTATAGTTACACCGAACATCTATATTTTAATATCAGATAATAATATAATGGAACAAACCGAACAGCCTGAACTCAAAGAGATTGGGACGGATGATCTTACGGCTTACCACTACGCATACACGTCACGACCAAACCCAGAAAAATACATTAAGAAGCGTCTAAGGGATACTGATTATGAACTCCAAAATCTCGGCAGAGGGATTGCACACTACAAAAAAAAATCAACCGGTGACAACTATTACTCTATAAAGGGAACAAATCCGCAACAGATGAAAGACTTGATTAGTGACGTCAAACTCGGACTGGGTATAAGTCGTGAAGATAAGCAGTTCATTCGTCGGACGAATCAGATGAAGAATTACATTAAGGACAACACCGGTGAGCACCACATTATGGGACACTCACTCGGAGGTTCCATAGGCACGAGTATGATGGCCAAGAGTAAGACCATCCGTGATAATGTCAAGTCGGCTACATTTTACAACACCGGATATACTCCGGCATTCCATAAGGAACTTACTACCGGTATGACGCCCAAGACGGCTCGTGAATTAAACAAGAAAATAACCCACCATCATGTTATAGGAGATCCAATCAGTATGTTCTTGGGAAGTGGTGCAGTCGGTAAGGTCAAGAAGTACCAGAACAATATAGTAAACCCATTAGATAAGCATAGCATCAATTTCTTCTCACGATAAAGTATATGGCATACATTCAAAATACCAAAATACCGGCGATGACCGTTTATTGCGACAGTCTCAATTGTCAGTCACGTAATCCATTCACCTACCAATTAGGAAGTCCTATCAAGTGTCCTCTGTCCGTGAATATGATTCTATCGGTGGAGAATGTAACTTTTGCTAATACGTTCCCCAATGTAACTTCAAGGAATAACAAACTATCCTTCACCATCAATGGAACCAACACACAAGTTACATTCCCCATAGGGCTCACAAGTGTTTTTCAATTCAAGAACTACTTCAATAGTCTATCACCAGACTTTCGTATGATTATAGACGAAACTGGACTGCGTATTCGGTTTGTGAGTTCGACACCGGCATCCATCATCAACGATGTAGATTTAGGATTTGAAACAACATGCGGTGAACTTATAGGATTACCACTCAATACGGCAAATGTCACCGAGTTCCCAGTTGAGGCAAATTCATCACCCATATTTACAATCCTAATGGAACGTGGATTCAATTTCACTGGCGGCAACTATTTGTTCCTTAAGGCGTCCAACTTCAACTTTTCAAATGTAGATGGAAGCGGTGTTATGGACGAGACCGTGCTTCGTATTCCCAAGAATGCCAATCAAGGATTTATCATTAACTATAGGCCAAGTGAGCCAATCCGTATGTTAGTTCATAGGAAAGAAATCAATAGTCTGGCGTTCTCATTAGTGGATCAACGCGGTGCCATTGTAACTCCGGATGAATTACAAATTGTTTTGAAGATTGACTTCGTTGTTGTTGCCGACCAAGTTGACGCTGGTGAAGGAAGTATAGACTATTACTTTAAGAAGTTTGGACTTCCAGAGGATGAAGATATAGAAGAAGAATCCAAGCAACTCGGCGTATAAAAAAATCTAACCATATGTTATAATGCGTATCGGTATGAAAAGTCTACTTTCCCACAGCCGAATTGCTGGTATTAAATACCAAGCACACCGCGTCGGGCGGTTTGCCCAGAAGTCCGGAAATATAGAGATGGCACTTGCCCCAGTTGTTTCATTCGCCGGTGCCCCAGAGGTGGGTGCTGGGCTTGAAGCCGTCGGTGCTGTTTCTCGGAAAGTCGGAACCGCCCTCAAATCCCTATAGGAATGTTTTAATGCGTCATATCATATTTTTTTTATCTAAACATATGTTATAATGGCAGAAGTATTCAGCGAATCCCTTGATTTCAGCAAAGTGAAGCAACGTGCGGTCCAATCGCGATCGTACCGCGTGAAGCTCCCACCCAGCAACGCCACATCGTTTTTACCATCGCAAACGATCGAATTTAATTTACCTGCAAACCAAGCTGGTACTTACTTCAATAGCAACCAGTGTTACCTCAAATTTAAGTTCACCAATACTTCGGTTACTAATGCCGCTGCCGCGGTTCAGTGCGATTTCGATCGTGCAGGGGCCTACGGTCTAATCCGCAGAATGCAGTCGGCAACTTCGGGTGCAATTTTGTCGGACCTCGACCGATTCAACGTGTTAGCAAATGCTATGATTGACACTGACGCCAGTCAGGAGTGGAAGGAATCCGTTGGACACACTCTTGCTGGTACAACTGGTCTTATGCGTGGTGCTGCGGTCGACACTGGAAACCCTACTCGTATCTATTGCCTTCCCCTAATTCTATCCCCACTTTCGCAGACCTCGCCGCACCGTCTCATTCCCCTGTTCAGTCTCAGTTCTATTCAGATTCGTTTTACCCTTGAGGAAGCCGCTGTTGCTCTACGTGTACCTGCCCTAACTGACGTGCCCGGTTATGCTCTATCGGAAGTAGAACTTGTATACCAAGCGACTGAACTATCGCCCAGTGCTCAGGGCATGATTGACCAGATGACCGGTGGTCGCTACGACATTCTTGCTACTTCGTACATGCATTCGTCTGCTACTCTTCAGGCACAGAACTCTGGTCTGGTCGCAAATCTCGGGTTTTCAGTCTCAAGCCTGGAACGCGTGATTATCTGCCATCGTAAAAACGACACGGTGTCCGGCACTAACCAGAAGACCGGATACTCGCTTGGAAGCCGATGTGGTGCCGGTCTCCAGCAATACTCTCTTCTGATTAACTCGGAGCAGTTCCCAAGCCGCCCCATCGTACGTGGTGATCTTACTGGTGCTGAGCCACTTGCCGAGATGCTTCTGGCGTCGCACTCTCTTGTTGACTTCACCTCTGGGTCTGGACTCAACAACGGCTTCACTGCTGGTGCTATAACTGGTGGTGAGGCAATTGGTTTCTCTCGGTCAGCGAATCTTAAACCTAACGCCGGAACCATTCTTGCGGACCCATTCCAGTTGGATAATCCTGCCGGAACATCCGCTGGTGCTGCTGGTGATGCTATTGGGACTGCGGCAACTGCTTCCGACATAGGCTCCTTCCTCTGTGCAGTTGAGCTCGAGTCAGGCGTCTCGGACGGGAAAAGCTCTCACATATACTCAGGAGTGAGTACATTAGCCAGTACAGTCCAGTACGTAGGCACATACAGCGGAGCTGTCAATGCGGACATCACCGTAGATTTCTTTGGCAATTACACCATATTGATGTCTCTTGCGATGAATGGCACCGGAGTATGGAGCGTCTCGGTTTAAACACTATTATACACAAAAGGGACTACTTAAAAGGTTGTAGGTTGTAGGTTGTAGGTTGAAATGAACTCTCAGCCATTTTTCACGGCGATGGCGAGTTTTTTCAGTAACTGAAAAAAAAACAGAATTCTCCATGTAAACCGATTTAAACTATATCCAACCTACAACCTACAACCTACAACCCAAGACTGACGAGACTTACTATTTTATATCTTATCTATTTCTTACTCCATAACTGGTGCGGATTGGCGGCGGTTCTTCGCCGGTTGTGACTGGGGCTTACTGACGATTACGCACAATTAAATATGATGAGACCATAATACGTCACAATTGGGCGTGATTCACGCCGAGTTGTGACTGACTGAACGAAAACCTGAATTGATTGAAAAAAATGAGACCATAATAGGTCACAAAATATATTTGTTTTTTTACAAATATATTTATTGATTTT